GGCAATCTTTTTTGACTACATTAAAGTCCCTTCGAATCAAAGCAACACCTTTAAACAGATGCAGGAATATCAAGCACTTGGCTTCTTTACGTCTGGTCTAAAGGACTTAGCAGGACTTATGAAACTGCCTGTCTTTACTGCTTGTCAAGCCAATCGTAATGACCTCGATACGGATAATCCTGACGCTGGTAACATTGGTGGTTCCTATCGAATTCTCCAACTTGCCAGTAAGTTAATGTTTCTGATTAACAAATCAGATGAAAGAATTGCTAAAGAAGGGTTCCAGAATGGAAACCAGCAGATGATAATAAAATATCAGAGAAATGGACAATCAGATTGTCCCCCTATAAATCTCTTCTTTAATAAACCTATACTCAGGCAGAGTGAATGTTAATAAAAGGAGTCAAGTAATTTGAGACACGAACTGAGGGTATCCCTAAAGCCTAAGATGCATAAAAACTATATGCAGTACTACTGGCAAGTCGTTCTCATCACAGAAGATGGTACATTTACCGTTGGTGATGGATGGGAAAGCAACATTGCATTTGCACTAGAAGATGCAGAAGAATGGATAAACAATAATTTGGAGGTATAAACTATTGTGGACGCTGTAACTACACTTAACGACAAAGTTGATATTGAAAAGTTACTCGTCCACTATGGTTTTCAAAACCTTAACAGTGATGGCAATATGATTCGTTGCTCCTGCAAAATGCATAACGGCAACAACCCTACTGCTTTCGTTGTTAATAGAGACACAGGACTCTGGTACTGTCACACTGGTTCCTGCGGTGGAGGTGATGCCTATACCCTAGTGCAACGTATGGAGAATACAAGTTTTCCAAACGCTGTGCGGTTCATAGCCACGTTCTTTAACGTAGACATATCCGAACTGAATATCAGAGAGAGGCAACCTTCCTATATTGCAAACATTAAAAAGTTTCTTTCCTTGATGCGAGATAAAGATAAAGAATATCCTGAATTTCAAATCAATGAAGAAATGAGAGATGTTGCAAAATTTCGTAACTTCCAAGAGTCTACTTTAGCATACTTCGGGGTAAAATACCTTAAGAGAATTACCCTAAGTAAAAAAGTAGAGGGGAGTTACACCTTGCAAAATCGTTTAATGTTTCCAATCAACTTCATGGGACGAATGGTTGGGGCTTCACTTAGGCGTTTATCTTCTAAAGATTTCCCTAAGTGGAGTCACCAAAATATAGACACTGGCAACTTCCTTTACAATTATGACAACATTATCCTTGCCAGGGAAATCGTTGTCTGTGAGGGAATTACTGATGTGATGGCTTTTCATGAGTTAGGAATACCAGCCGTAGCCACGTTTGGAGCACACATCACACATAAGCAGTATAAATTACTGCTCAAAACTGGAGCAGATATTGTACTTGCTTTTGATGGTGATGAAGCAGGGCAACTAGCTAAAAAGAAAGCTATTGAGTTATTAAAAAATAAAGCTAACATATCAATCATAGCCTTTCTTCCTGGAGAAGACCCTGAAAACATTCCAAGGGAGATACTATATGAGCGATATACAAATAGAAAGCGTGTCAAGTAGTGTACTTGATTTGATTAATCATCCACCTCATTATACCTCTGGTGGTATAGAGGTAATTGATTATATTGATGCTAAATTTACTAAGGAACAACTCAAAGGATTTTTATTAGGTAATATTATTAAATACATTTCTCGTCACCCACATAAAGGTGGTTTATCGGATTTAAAAAAAGCAAATTGGTATTTAGATAAATTAATTAAAATTACGGAGGAACAAACTATTGCTATGTCTGATAAAAGATAAAGTCTCTCAGACTATTATTTCTTGTAACACCCATTTCGATGAAAAGAAAGAACTACCATTCCAACTTTGGGGTACTCGCCCTGGAGATAAGAATTTCCTGATTAAAGAAAGTGCTTCAGAAGCAGAAATCATTGAACTGAAGGGTGCAATTGACTACGCTGTTGAAAGTGGCGAAACTGCACTAAGGTTGGAATAACATGAATTTCCCAATCAATACAAAAGAGGTGATTTAATTTATGGGTTTTGTGCATCTGCACACCCATTCTTAACTGAATATTCAATACTTGATGGAATGGGAAAAATTAAAGAATTAGTTCAAACAGCTAAAGAACTTGGACAAACAGCACTTGGCTTAACCGACCATGGAACCACATCAGGTCTATGGACATTCCAAAAAGAATGTAGAGCAAATGGTATTAAGCCAATCCTCGGCTCAGAATTCTACTATGTCCGAGAGAATGACGGTGAGAACGGTCACATCATATTGCTCGCTAAGAACAATAAGGGACTTGAGAATATCTTCAAGTTGCAGGATTACGCTTACGTCCAAAACTTTAGCCGTAAACCTCGTATTGATTGGGAAACCTTACTACTGCATAAGGAAGGACTTGTAGTTTCAAGTGCTTGTCTTGGTTCTACATTTGCTCAATACATACTGAATAATGATATTGATTCAGCTATGGAGTGGGCAAGGAAATTTCAAGCCGAGTTTGGTTCTGACTTCTATATTGAAATCATGCCAAATGAAATACTTGAACAGGTAAACTATAATCAAATTGCAGTACGTATCGCTAATCAATTAAGTATCAAGGTAGTTGCTACAAATGATGTACACTATGTCTACGAGCAGGACGCCTTCCACCACGAAGTATTACTTGCTATGCAAACCAACAGTAAGATGAGTGATGAAAAGAGATGGAAGTTCGACACTACTGATTTCTGGCTTAAGAGCTACGACGAAATGGTAAACACATTTCACGGCATACCCAAATCAGAGATAGTATCTGCTCTATCCAATACCGCTGAAATTGCTGACAAGTGTAACGCAGAAATTGTAGTAGGAAACTACTTACCATCTTTCTATGATTTGTCTAAAGGTACTGAACGTGAGATACTCGTTCAGAAAACTAAAGAAGGACTCATAAAAAGAGGAATTACTGATAAGCAGTTTATCAAAGAGGTACAAAATGAAATTGATGTTATTGACAGAAATGGATATAGCGGATACTTCTGTATTGTCGAAGACTATGTTAACTCAGCTAGAAAGAATGGCATCATTGTTGGAGATGGAAGAGGAAGTGGTGCAGGGAGCAAGGTTGCTTATCTTACAGGAATTACTACAATCAATCCTGCTAAGTATGACCTCCTCTTCGAGAGGTTCATGGCTGACGGAAGACAGCCTGACTTTGACGTTGATTTCTCCAACCAAGATGCAGTATTTAAGGACTTGCAATCTAAATACGGAGTGGACAATGTTGCAAGGGTTATCGCCTTTGGCACAATGACCCCACGTTCAGTTACTAGAAAGATAATGTCAACCTTTGACCATCCTACTAGTGAGTTGAACGCTATATCAAAGTTAATACCAGATTCAGCGAAAACCATTAAAGAAGCACTAGAAGAATCTGCCGAACTTAGAGCGTACAGCAAGAAGTATTCCCTTGAATTTCAAATCATAGAAAGATTAGAGGGTACAATCAGTCATGAGTCACAACACGCAGGAGGAGTCATTGTATATCCAGGACTTTCATCAATCCTCCCTATTAAAACAAGAGCTGATGATAGGAATAAAAGAATCGTTGGATTCGATAAATACATGCTTGAAGAACTTGGACATTACAAGTTTGACATACTTGGACTCGAAACTCTTCCTGTTATCAAACGATGTCTCGACTCTGTGTATGAATCAACTAACGAAAGGATTGACCTTGAATACATCGACTATGAAGACCCTTCAGTGTACGATATGCTCTGTAGTGGACAAGTCTCTGGTGTGTTCCAGTTGTCCAATCAACAAGCAAAAATAGTTGAACAACAACCTCGAAACTTCAAAGACTTGATTGCTATCAACGCTCTGATTCGACCTGGAACAGGAGATTGGCATGCATATATGGCAAGAAGAAAAGGAGAACCTTGGAATCTTCTGGATAGACGAATGCCATATCTTAGAGAGACTGAGGGACTCATTACGTATCAAGAACAATTCCTCCTTGATGCGAAAATCCTTGCAGGTTGGGATATTGCTTACGCAGATAAAAATATACGTAAGAATAAAGATATCCGAAATGATGAAGGACTTAGACAAAAATTCATACAAGGATGTATTGATAATGGTGTACGAGATACCGATGCCAAGCAGGTATGGTCTGAAATTGAAAATGCTGTTACTGGCGGATACTCATTTAACAAAAGTCACTCAGCGAGTTATGCAGTTATTTCTTTTCATACTGCGTGGCTTAAAAGACACTACCCACTCCACTTCTACGCTTCTTTAATGAGTTCTGAATCCGACCAGAGTAAGATTTCCGAACTAATTGCAGAATGCAAGAGTTTGGGCATAAAGATTCTACCACCTGATATTAATAACAGTGGAGAATACTTTACCGTTCACAATGATGCTATTAATTATCGTATCTCAACGATTAAGCACGTAGGAGATTCTGCCGTGGAGCACATCAAGAAGCTTCGCCCCATAACCTCCTTTCAAGACTTCCTAGACAGGCGTGAGAAGAAGCACATTCGTCAGAACGTAGTGATAAACCTCATTAAAGCTGGTTGTTTTGATGTGTTCGATACAAATCGAGATGCCTTAATATGGCAAACAGAAATGGCAAACCGCACTTCAAAACAAGTCAAGGATGGCTTCACTTGTGAAAGAGCAGAATACAGTGAAGAAATAAAAGCAGAATGGGAGTATGAAGTACTTGGCATGTATCTCTCAGTACACCCTTTGGAACGCTTTGGCTTTAAATCTCTATCTACTTTCTCTGATGGGCAACCATGTATCCAAGGTGGAAAAGTATATGATATCAAAGTGTTTCAGGACAAGAATAAAAATAATATGGCGTTCATATGGCTCAATACGCTGTTTGGAAATGTTAAAGCCATTGTTTTTTCTTCATCTTGGAAGAATGAAGGTGTCAGAAACTTGTTTCAATTGGGAAAAACCATCCTCATCAGAGGAAAGAAATCTGGAGATTCTATAATCTTTGACTCAGGAGAGGAGTTATAAATGGCAGACGCACAACCTACAGATAGACCACCTGTTACAACTGAAGAGTTATATAGACAATATGACTATTATAATCAACCAGCAGAACCTCTGCGAATCACACCTGAAGAGGTTGAAAGAATAACAAATATATATACTACAGCACCAACTCCATACTATGAAATTGGAGAAATTACTGAACCAAAACCTGATGAACAACCAACATTCGCACAACAAATGGGATGAAATGCTAGAGAACAGTATCGAAGAGCCGCTGAAATGTTTGACAATGGATTCGACACTGATACAAACAGACTTCATTTTGAAGTGACATTCCTAGCAATTAACGAAGACCTTGACCCAATCATTGATGGTCATATTGGTCAAGTTAAATCTTTTGTTGGACAAGTATCGAAAAGTGAAGTTGATGATGCAATCGTGCTTCTAAAGATGGCTAGATGGGAAGATAGTTTCTATAGAACAATGCGTAACATGACAGGTGATTTATTAAGAAATGATATAAATCCAAAGTTTAAAGTAACTGTTGATTGCATTGGTAAAGAAGTTCAAGACTTTGAGTTTGAAATGGTTATTAACGACCACATCAGTCGTAGATTGCAAGATTGGTCTAAGGAGTTACGAATGAATGCAGAAACAATGGTCTACAAACATTTAACAATGGCCTACAAACATTTAACAAGGAGATAATATGGAATCTAAAATCCTTGAAGTACTTGGTTCTTGGCGTAGTGTAGCAGATGCCGCACGTACTACAGTAGGTATGGAACCTGGAACAAATGAACCTACCTCCTTCTGGAAGAGGAAAATACTCCTTGCCGAACACAGTCCGATACGTAAATTGCAAATCAACTGGAAATGGTTTAACCTTAAGTCATGGGTTTCTGTACATTTGGTTCGGCACAAGTTCGGCATTGAACACTTTGTCCGTACTCAGCGTACAGATAGGACTGGCATTAATCGTGATGAGCAATTCCAAGCTGAACTGATTGAACATGAGTGTATCGCAAATCCCCAAGCAATCATTAACATCAGCAGGAAGAGACTCTGTGCTAAAGCAAGCTCTGAGACAAGACAAGCGTGGCAAGCATTCTTAACTGAATTGCGTTACTACGAACCAGAACTTGCTAAGGTATGTGTTCCTGATTGCATCTACCGTGGTTATTGCTACGAAATTGATTCATGTGGTTTACACAAAACAGACGCATTTAAGTCACAACTAATGAAATACAGGGAGGGCATCAATGAGTAAACAAATAACCATAACAATTTTAGATGATGGTTCATTTGATTGGTCTGCTACAGGAGGACTAAATCCTGGTACAACCATCATGCTATTAGAAATGGTTAAACTCTCAATACTGAATGGTCAATTTATCCCTGAGACGGAGGAAGAAGTTTGATTTGTGTAAATTGTTTCCTCGACATAGAGGATATGCGTAAGGAGACAAGATGCACAACCTGTAACAAACCAATCCATAAAGACTGTGCTATCAAGGGGTGTTGCGACACGTGCTACACCGCTAATAAGAAACCAGCTACAGTACCGCTAGATACTATTCCTAACGTGATTCGACGTTCCTACATTGAAACCTA